GCGCCCATGCTTTCCTCCAGGCATAAAAAAACCCGCCGAAGCGGGTCAGGTGGCTCAGTGCAGTGGGGTTTTCGGCACTGCAAGACGGAAAAAATCTAGAGACAGGTCTTGGCGCTCGCGGCGCGGCGATCCGATATCCAGCTCATACTACTGTCGGAGAAAAACTCAACCTTTGTTCGGCCGTCGCGCCGCGTAATGTCGACCATCTCACGATAGTTTGCGCTAACGACTGACTGCCCTCCGCCGGGCTTTGGCTGCAGATTCACGTTGTAATGAACGCCAGCCAATGACTCATTCTGCCAAGCGTAGAGGATGCACTCTGCCACTTGCTGCTCCGACTTTGATGAGGTGAAAGTCTTCAATGGCCCATCAGCCCTCAACTCCTGTGGAGACGCTGTGCACCCAACAATTGCAAGTGCAATTACTAGGGCTGCGATGATTCTTTGCATATTCTCTTTCCTGCCAAACGCGCGAATATATCATCAGCGCCGCAAAGTTAAGCCTTGTCTTCAGCCAGGATCGAGGCCGAAATGATCATTCCGCCCCACCGGCGTTCGCCGATGCAGATCGGTACCGGGTTGCCACTGGCCGTGGTGTTCTTGGCGCTGCCGAAGGCGTAGGACGGTGAGTTCTCGGGGGATGCGCTTTGCTTCAAACCTGAGGCTTGGGGACTGAGCATTTGAATAACACCGCCTGCGACCAAGCCAATACCGGCACCGATCAGAGGCGCGCCGAATGGAGTGGTGGAAAGGAACGTACCTGCAACGATCAAGACCGCACCAATAATGGTCTGGATGAGGCCGGCTTTTTTGCTCCCCTGGATGATCGGCACAATGCGAATATCAGTTGCTCCACCCAATCCAAATTCCGCCTCGCCGACGTTTTTTCGATTGCGAAACACGGCGAAGCGCATGCCCAGCCGGTCGAGGCGCTGAATTTCTTCCTTAAACCCTACAAGCGTTGCCTTCAGCGCTCTGAATGCCTCCCATGCTTGGCCGGAGTCCAAGACCCGACGGTGTACCCTGCCAAACTTCGCCGCCAAGGACCCTGAAAATTTTATCGTAGTCATTGGCTGATAGTGAGCAACGGTGGAATGCATGCTTTTCTCCGGACATAAAAAAACCGCCCGAAGGCGGCTGATTGAAAATTTACTTACTGATAATCGACGTATGGGCCAATAAAAAACCCGCTCATGTCCCCGCTGATTCGGTAGATGCTTTCTTTGCCGCTTTTCACATTGGCAGAGATCGTGCGGATGGCTGCCCCGCCACAAAGCCCAGAGCCGGCAAGACCCGCTCCGATACTTGGATTACCCGGCGGAAGGTAAAAGGATGCGCGCTGCCCGGTGCCGATTTTAGCGGCCTTCCGGCCATCGACATACACGACTATGTCACAACCAGATCCCACCATTCCCGAGTCCCGAACGACGGTGACCTTGCCGCTTTCGCCGTCCGGCTTATTTTGAAACGCGTACAGCTCATCACGCGGCACCGGATCAGCCTGGCTAACTGGAATAGCTGACGATGCGCACCCCGCCAACAGCGCTACCGCCAGCGCTCCTACGATCAATTTCATGCAGGTCACTCCTGTGGGAAAGGATGCACGATATCACTCACACCCGTTACTTCGAATCCCAGCGTGTGATGGAGCTCTTCACATACTTATTCGGCTGAACGCATATGCCTGATCGTATTGGAGGAAGCTGGATTGGCGGGAGGTCGCCTAGCCTGTGGGCGACTGTTACGCAAGAGTTGCGCTCTCCTGCCTGATTAGTCCATACCAAATGTGCCTCGTAATCCACTCCGGGCTCGGGCACGAATGTCCTAGCAGGAGGCATGCAAACACCGTCACCGACGTATTTGATATCCACTACAAAAGGCTTGCCAGCGGGAACCACCATTTCTGAAAATTTTTCATTCTGAGCAGTTCCGTTAGTGAGCCACCATGAGTTAGGCATCCCGATGCTGAGTTTTGAGTTGTTCTGTACACGCTGTAGATGCGCCTCAGGACGAGGTTTATTCTTGGGTCTTACGGGCAACTCGGCGCTCAACGCTTCGCAGGAATACCCAACGCTATAGCTGGCCTCCAGGAACGAAACTCCGGTGTAAATTCTGACTCGTGACATAGTTGCAGGATCATATTTGACCTCAACGAATTCAACCTTTGGAGGCGCTGGAGAAGGACTGTGAGAGCTGCACGCTTGGAGTAGCAGCGCAGCACAGATGAGAGCTTTTTTCACTGATATTCCGTGGCATAACCTAAAGACCCAATGATAGCCCCTAGCCATCACTACACACAATCAGCACCGGCGTTAGCCGCTGTACGAATCACCACTAACGCCCCGCCGTTCTCCAATAGTAGCCTCTTGCCCTCACGCAACGGATTCCCCAGTCCTTCGCCTGCAAGCCCAAGGACTGGGATTGCGCCAATTTCGGCGCGGATAACGCAAGGAAAGTGAAATGAGCAAGCCTGAAGAGCCAATGACGAAAGATACGCTGGACGGCTCGTATAACTACGGGATGCTGGCCGTGCTTCAAGTTTTAACCGGCTTCATATATGAAAAATCGACTCCTCATGAACGGCAATATTTAAAGGCGCAGCTAGAGCGCGCGAAGGCGCATCCGATTGCCAAATGGAACCGAAAAGAGGAAATCGATTTTTTCGAGACTCCTTTTGAGTCCGCAGAGTCAGTCATGAAAGGGATAGATGAGCAACTTGCCGCGCACGCGAAAGGCTGATTGCCTCCTTCACTTTGTACATAGCAGCAAGCTTCGAAAGCAGCTCATTCTGGGCTGCTACTTTCTCCGATGGTTGATTCATTAGCCAAACTCCGAGCGGTTAATTCCGCATCATGTAATTGAAGGTGCTTCTTTGTGCCTGAGAATCAGGCGGGTTCGGTCAAGCCAAGGCCCGCCGAAGACAATGACCTCTGATGGCCTGCCATACAGGTGGTGCAGCAGGAACGGGCCAGGGCCAAACGTGGCGGCATCTTCACCAGGCAGAACTGGATCAGCGCCGAGGAAGATCCCCGCGTGATTCGGGTAAACCGTCCGACCTACCTCCATGACGATCATGTCGCCGCGCTGCGGATGGTCGACGCGGTAAAAGCCGGCGGCTTCGTAGTTCGCTTCGTACAGGCTGGTGTTTTCCTTGCTCTCCCACCAGCCATCCGCGCGCTTGAACGCTTCGAATTCCAGCCCCCACTCGCGCTTGTACCAATCGGCGCACACCTGCCAGCAGTCCCAAGCCCCGTGCACAAATGGCCGTTTCAGCAGCGGCACCTCGCCGGTCGGCACGATGGTCCGCAGATCGCCTTCCGGCCAGCTCAGGATGTGCCAGGGCATCGCCGTTGCTTCGCACATGGCAAGGTCACGCGACGACGGCCTGCTGGTGGCATCCGGATGCGAATGAATTATGCCGATTACTTCGCCTTCGTCTTCGGCCGCGGCGTACTGCTCCGGATCGATCCGGAACTCTTCGTTCGGCTCAGTCGAGACATTGGTGCAGGGGAAGTAATGTTGCTTGCGCCCGATCGCCAGCAGCAGCCCGCAGCACTCTTTCGGGTACTCGGCCGCCGCGTGCGCCTGGATCGCGTTCAAGATGTGCTTTCGCATGTCAGCTCCGTGCGATTAGGGACACAGCGGGAAAGCCGCCGTGTGGGAGTGGATTATTCTCGCCAAATCTCGGCATGCAGCCCTTGCCCAGCGTGGCGTCGCACTCGTCCAGCTCGGGGTTGTCGGTAACGACACCGTCCTTGGTCACGTATGGCCCGGTGTAGCCACAGTTCGGCCCGCGATATCCGCCGGTAAGGCACCAGTGGCACAGCGTTGTAGCCTGCCGACCGATCGACTCGCCGCCTACATCGCCCGGGCTGGCGAGCTCCCAACTGACCGTCTCCCCGTCCTCGTTGGTCTTCTGGTCGATGTACCAGACCTCAATCGTCTCCTGGGTTGGGTCTGCCGTTGGGTTGCCGGCGGGGAAGTTGGCCGCGTCGAGGTAGCTGCCGAGCGTGTGTCGCATCGTCAGCTTGAACTCAGCCAAGTCTTCGAACGCAAGGCAAAGCGCGGTGATTCGTCCGTTGACGTTGCCGACTGAAAGCGTTGGCCGAACCGCAGTGCCGTCACCGTTCGCCTCAAGTCCGTCGATCTGCATTGGCCAGGCGCTGTATTCGTTGCTCTGCCAGTAGATCGCCTTCGCCGGCAGTTGGTCGGCCTCGTCGCCGGCGGCAATCAACTCGGCCGGCGTGTGCGGTATCGCGTGCCCGTGGAAGCGCAGCACTTCCGCACCATAGTCCGTGCCGTCCAATTCAAAGAGCAGCACTTCGCTGCCAGGCTCAAGCACTTGGATGTCACTGATCAGCGGCATGGTTGCCCCTTATGGATGGAATGCACGCTCGAACGTGGCGGTGAGTTTGAAGACCCCGCCGCCCATTGGCGTGGGAGCGGGATTTTTGCAGGTGAACAGCCCAAGTTCGCCGAGCGGCGTTGTCCACAGAAACGCCTTTGCGCCGCCGTGCCGGTCAAGGAACCCCATGATCTCCAGCACCTTGGCCTTTCGACCGGAGCAGGTGATCGGATACGAGTCCTCCTTGTTGTTCGGGCCGTCGCCAACGCTCTGCGCGTAGCCGCCGCCGAACTTAGAGGTGCGCACCCGATAGGTGATTTCGGGTGTCTCACCGCGCTCGGTTGGCCAGGTGAATTTCTCTATGGCCATCAGGCCCTCCCATTGGCATTTCGAAAGCTGGTGCCGCCCGCTCGCCAAGAGTCAGCGACGGCTTTTTCGGCTACAGCCTGCATTTGCGATTGAAGGTTTTTCGAGAGCGCTTGCTGGTCGATCTGCATGCCTTCAGACCCACGGTCTTCAGTTAGCACCGTGACAGGTGCGCTGATGCTGATCGTAGTCCCCGAACCGCCGCCAGCCGCGAGAACGCCGAGCTTGCCGCTGGAAGTCCGGGTAAGTGGCATGATCGCCTCCGGTCCCGCCTCTCCCATCACGCCCGCCTTGCCTCCGGCCATCCCGAAAGTTGTCGGTGTGCTGACGATGCTGTTGGTGAAAGCGCCGCCGTTGGCAAACATCTGCACACCCGACGACCAGGCACCGCCGAGCGCCTGCGGAAAGTAGGTGCTGGAGTAACCTGCCGAAGACGCGCCGAGATTCGAAGATGTCGCACCGGCAGATCCAGCCGCCAGCCCGTTACCTCCGCCTCCGCCAGTGAAGTAACTGGTGGCCGCACCAACCAGACTGCTCAGCAACGCCGAACTG